GTGTCGCTCGGCTTGTATTCTCTTACTCTTCGTTTAACGACTGGGCCGCTCCTAAACAGGGTCGTCAATCGAGTGAAGATATTTTCATTTTTTGCCATCTTATCCCCTGTAGATCCACGCTAGTTCAGGCGGGATCATTCCTTGTTGCTGTCGTCGACCGCCCGTAACAAGATCTCTCTTTGCCTGGACGTTTCTAATGTGCTCGTTCTGACTAATACTATTCGAAACTCCGTTAAAGTGTTTAGTATTGACTGACATTGCTGCTAACATTGCCTTATTAATTTCGCTGGATCCCTTTGAATGATCAGCAGAAGCATCATACAACCAAGTTCCGATTGCTAACGACATCACAAGATCATCATTCTCACCTTTCATAGCAGAAACTTTATTATCCTGCCAGACGAAAGTTTTTAGTTCATCATAAAAACGTGATGAGTATGTGATGATCTGTTTATTTCGTATTAACTCCTCGAGTTTTGTCAGAATTAAACCACGTGTCTTACCACTCGTGCTAAACCCCGCAAGATCTGTATTACCCGCCGGGATGTAATCACCGATATAAACCGCCGTGCTCTTCTGATAGTACATCTTGGGATAATGAAGATCCCTTAGACGGATGATCGTGGCGTACCCGTACGTGTTGTTCTCTGGACAGAGTAGTGCCTTATTGTAAAGTAACCCGAATTCATTCAGAAGGTCACCGAACCTATCTGGAGCCACTTTCCCACGGTACTCTGCGACTACTTCGCCAGTTTCAAGATCAATCACATGAAAGGTTGAAAAATCTTTGCTGTCACCTCGAGCGATGTCTGCAGAAATCACATACTTTCTTTCTGAAAGTGGATATTTCCACACCCATACATTTCTATCAAACCCTATCCGATCAACGGGCGCCTTGATACAAGAGTAAACCCACTTAATGTCATCGTCACCCAAGAATGTTTCACCTGATGACGCGAAATCGCACAGATACTCCTGTGCGATCTGTCTTGCTGACATATTGCGTGTTTCTTTATCGAACCATTCTTGATCTCGCTCTGGATGCACATCCCATGTCAGCTTAATTGATTTAAACTCATTGATACCTGCTTCAGCATCCTTGAATAGCTTGTAATACTGACCGCCAACACCGTTAGGCGTTGAAAGTAGAATGGCGCGTCCACCTGTCGAGATAGTAGGGTAAAGACCCGTCCAAAGCTCATCAAAGTTCTTAACGAATGCCGCCTCATCGACGATTAGTAATGAAAGAGACTCTGAACGACCTGCATCATCTGACGTTGGAATAGCTTTGATTGAGCTACCGTGACTAAATTCCACTACCTGTTTATTGTCAGAGACGATCTTAGGAAGAATTAACCACGGTGGTAGATTCCTAAGGATGGTTTTTGTCTTCTTGATGAAGTTCTGTGCGACCTGGAGTTTCGTAGCGATGATTAGAATGTTCTTATCTTTCTGAAAAAGCGCTAACCAAACTGCATAAGCAGCAACCAAGGTTGAAAGGCCGAGCTGCCTTCCTTTAACAACGACTGTGAATCGATTCTCAATAAAATCTTTGACACAGTCATCCTGGAATGGGAATGTTTTAAAAGGCAACAAACCCCTGGTCGGATGTTGGATCTTAACGTAGGTATTGAAGAAATAAGATGGATCTTTACCACACCTTATTATTTCTTGGACCTGCTTATTCTTATGTGGAATAGACGTCACTAGACACCGATCTGATAGACTGACTTTCTCCGATAATACGCGGTTCTTTTTGGATTATGTGGAGACATAGAAATCATTTCAACAGAGTCATCTGATCCGATTTCTTTTAGATTTAGCTTCTTGCCTGTTGACTCTTTAAACGCTTTCTCGATATTTTTGACATGGTCCTTGAGCATCTGAACTGATTCACGCTCTTGCTCACGAACCTGATCACGCGGGTTAAGCCCCATGACGATATTAGTGATAGTGGTGTAAGTGAAAACAATAACATCACCCTGCATAACGCACTTAATTGAGCACGTTGGTGACTTTACGGTTGATGTTGCACCCCATGTGTCATTTAGGATCTGACCTAACGCGTTCACTTCTTGCATACTAAGCATCATAACCTCTTGAGTGTCTAATCAGACACATTCGACTATCAATATACATATCTATCTGTTCTTGGGTAGGCCTCCATCCTGCACGCCATTCTTCTTGGCGTGCTTCGACGAGGGTCATTGAACATTCCTGACACATTTCAAACTTCTGATAATACTGCCAATCTCTGCTTAGGTCGTGTGGAAATTCACAGATCTTGCAAAAGAAGGGCATATCAACGCTATTCGCATGTGACTTTTGCAAATCCGTCCTCCCAGCTGATATCGATAACATTGTCGACGATGTCCTTGATTGCATCAACATGTGAAATAATAAGAATATTTTTGAAATAGTTCTTCAGATTTGTCAAAAGACGCGCACATGCTTCAAGGTTATTGTCGTCAAGTGCACCAAATCCTTCATCAATGATCAACATGCTAGATTTTGGAAGAGACGAGATATTCGTAAGCGCAACGCGAATCGCGATTGATGAAATCATCTTTTCCATACCCGAACCTAATTCAATGAGTCGTCGACTGTCACCGTAATTGAGGTAAATTTCAACAGAGTTTGTGTCATCACACTCCACTTCAACCGTGAAGCCTGCGATGCCATCAAGAATCTCAGCAATTTCAGCATTCAGCCTAGGAAGCGCACGCATGATGACATCCTGCGGGACTCCCTTCTTGGAGAAAGCTGCCTCCAGTATCTCAAGAACACGAACTGTTTCCTGAGCGGATGACAACTCTGACATCTGGGTCTTAATCTGGTTTATCTTTTCCGAATTAATTCCGATATCTGTGGCGCACGTGATAGATTTCTGCTCAAATTTCTTTAGATCTGCTTGAAGTTTATCAATACGTGAATCGTCAGTGTCGTCTAATCCCACAAGCTTTTCGGAGAGATCGTCAATTTTCTTAGAAAGTAAAGTGTGTTCTTCTTGCTTACTGCGCAACCTCTCAGACGCAATAACGATCTTCGACTCATGCTTGCTCAGTTCAATATTGAGATCTTTCTTCAGATCTTTGATTTTATTGGCTTTTTGCAGACCACCTGCGGGATTATTTGCCGTTAAAGAAGCAGATCGATTTTTTAGAATCGTGATAGAACGGTCTTTATTGTCGATCTGCTGGTCTATAGTAGGAAGCTTTTCCTTGTTCTTGTGTGAATCACAGATAAACTGACAAGTGGGGAATTGACCCATGCAAGGAACTTTATCTAATAGCTCAACCGACTTGGCGAGCATCTCTCGCTCGCGCTTTTTTGACTTCAAATCACGTTCATCAGCATCAATCTGATGCGTGATGACACGTTGATCATCCGCTGACTTTTCTAGTTCATCGAAATTTATACCCGCAAGAACAGATTCGGCTTTTTCAAGCTTTTCTTTAATCCCTCTTGACTTTTCTTCTTCGTCATTTAGCTGATTCTTTAGTCGCTCAATCTCTTGTTCAAGATTACTCTTATCATTCTTGTGCTTGTTTAAATCTCGACGATTCTTAACAATATCTTGAGGAATCTTGCTGGCAATTGCAGCGATATCATTCCTGAGACGATCGGCTTCATTAAGGCAGTACTCTTTTTCTGCCTGGAGTTCTTCAATCTTTTTCTCAAAGTTTTCAATTAAAGATTGACACTCTTGCTCTGACTTTGCATTCTTGAGCTTTGCCTTAAATGGTGAAATATCAGATTTGACACGATTTTGCAGTTCTTCAAGATAATCAATATCAAGAAAACGTGTCAGCATCTGCTTTCTTGCAGTCGATTTCTCATCAATGAAAAGATTCATATTGCCTTGCGGCGCCAAACACGTATAGAAAAAATCTTCAGAAGTTCCAATCATTTTTCGAAGAATTTTCTCTGTTTCACGTCGCTGTTCATCATTAAGATCGATGCTTTCAGCAATTTCAGTACCCATCTTTGTGACTGACAGGGTTGTCGATGCCCACACGTCTGCTTTCTTTGGGAAGTTCTTGGTCGTCTCTCGAAAAACCTCGTAGCTGTTTGATGCAATTGACAGATTGACTCGAGAACGACAGGAATTCTTTTTTGCATTGATGACGTGCAAATTTTTAAGACTACCCCTATCTGTCGTATTAAAGAGAGAATAGACGATTGTCCCGATGATTGATGACTTACCTGACCTGTTCTTACCAAAAATTCCCGTGATTCCTGGGAGAGATCGAAAATCTATGTAATTGTTCTCGCCATAAGCAAACAGATTGTCGAAATCAATACGATTTAGATCCCACTTGATATTTCTAATTGATTCATCACTTCCCTCACGTGAAGAGAGATAATAGTCAAGCCTGGAAAGAGCTGCTTCTGTCACAGGGCCGGCAGGAACTCTATTGACAATGTAATCAACGAGTGCCTGTTTGACATCGATTGTTGAGTTAGCTTCAATTATCTTATTTTCTGTCGTTTCAAGCTCTGAATTTGTCTTGTAAGTGATTTCAATCGGCGATAGATCAGTTTCAATCTGATGACAAAATTTCTTTAATTTGTCTGTGTTTTTTGAACGAACATCGAGCCTAATTCTTGAAAACTTAGGTAGGCTTTTGATAACTTCTTGCGCATCGGTTAAATCTGACCATTCAATGGTATAAAAAGGATGAACATTTTTAACAGGATGAAAATTGACATCAAAATCATCACGCGATCTGATGTCCCACATCAGAAAGCCTTTGACAAGTTCTTCTGAATAGTTCTGCTGAATAGTTGAACCACAATAAGCAATTGTTCTCTGCTTGTTTAGAAACTGCCTCCTGTGAATATCACCCAAAAGTGAAAAATCAAATTTTTCAAAGAATGAGAGCGTTGTCTCACCCTCAAGCTCATAATCGGTATCTGAAAGGGCACCTTGAACGGATCCGTGATATAACGCTATGTTGATGGTGCCCCTTTCAGGCTTAACATCTTTCCAGCCATCTCTATCAAAAAGTGAAAAAACATAGAATTTGACGCTTGCATCAATTGTATCATAGATTCCTGACTGCTTTAATAATCTAATTCGTGGGTCATTAAGTGCAGCAATAATTGGAGAGACAGCATCCTGTCGACCCTTGTTCATAATAAGGCCGTCATGATTGCCAAGGAGGACATCAACGGGCGCAATCTCAGCTAATGATTTAAACCACCAGCTAAGAATATCAATCAACTCAGGTGTGATGCCCTGTGTCTTTGAATGGACAATATCACCCCCGATATAGATTAAATCGGGCTTGAGATTGCGAAGTGTCTTAAAAGCATCTTCGAAAGCTTCACGGTATTCAGCGTGTCTAGCGAGCCCACGAAAATGAACATCTGCAAAATGTGCTATCTTCATAAAGCAATTTTAATGCGTGTTTTAGAACTATTCAACTTTCATTCGATGAATAATTTCGGCAATCTTAAAAATCTTCTGATTCATCATATCATCTTCAAAAGATTCATCTTCCATTCTATCGTAAATGTCAATTGCGCTCTCAATCATTGAGTAAAGCGCGTATTTTGGAGTGACGTAATCTTCTTTACCCGAGCAATCGTCACAATCGCAATCACTGTCACATTCTTCACCTGCGACAGGATCATCAAGATCACCGGGCAAATCACGTCGCTTGTACAACGCATCATCTTGAATGACTGATCTGATTATGTTTCTCAATTCTTTTATGTTTGTCATATTACTAAATATCAGAACAATGTCCCACTTCTTATCATGCTGATCTTTGATAACAAACTTGTCTTACTGGACCAAGGAACAAGCTCATTCATCGATTTCTCAATCTGTTCTTTTGTCATTGATCCCACATCTTTCTCACCCAGGAGAGGAAAAATTTTGACATCACAGCCATAACTGATCAAGATGTCAGCGATCTTGTTTGATTTTGTAATAACATCGCTGTCAAGCGCAAGGATTACGCTTGCTTCATTTGCAACGAGTTTCTTAAAAAGGTAGCTAGATTCAGGCAAGCTTGACCCTAAAAGACAAACACTGTTTCTTCCAAGACGAATTTGATCAAAAACACCTTCAACTAAGACGATCGGCTCATCCCAGTCAATGTCACACTCATTAAAAATGATCTTCATTTTATCGACATTCGAATTGACATATCTTTGCCGTGAGTGATCATCTATACTACGAGATACGAAATAGTTTTCTTCACCCTCATCATCAAGCGAGATAAAATAAGCACGTCGAGGATCGCGTCCATCAGGAGTGACACCCACACGAAACTTGTAAAAGTCTGCTTCTGTCAATGACCGAGAACGAAGATAAGAGATGACTGATCGAATGTTAGGGTTTTTAGAATCTAAGACACTGACAAGTGGAACAAACTCATCAGGGTACTCAAACTTCTGCTCTTCAAGCACATCATTGGTGTCATCTTTGTCAAATTTCTGATTTAAGAAAGATTGTCTGTAAAAATTTATTACATCTTTACTTGCAAACTTCCTAAGGACGGGGAGGAGCGTCTTTCCCTTTGTCCCGCAAACCCAACAGTGGAAATTCCACGTGGATAAAGAAACTGAAAGTTTCTTCTTTTTTGTGTCCTTGCAGATAGGACAAGAGACAGCGATATCATTGCCGTCTCTTGAGATTGAGCCCTTTCCGAAGGTTTTTTCGACAAAGATAATTTTTTCTGTGTAAGTTGGCTGCACTCTTAATTTGTCTGCGACGCGGCTATTCTTTACAACCCTTTAAACCTGCTAGCGCGATGACATAGGCATCTGCCATGTCGAAGCAGATCTCCTTGATTTCGCCCGTCTTTTTCAGGGGCCAATCAACCTCAGTGACACAGCTAACCCAGTTAAAAACTTTCTGTTTTGTTGTTATTGATTTGTCTTTATGATCAATTTTAATCTTAAGATGATTTCTGGCATTCACAACACCTAACGACACGGGTACAACACCAAACACCTGATAGGTTATGAAATCGCAAGCACCGTTAAATCTTGCAAGTGTATTGATAGTATGCGCAGATGATAAACCTCTACGAAAAGATGAGAGATTCTGCTCAATATAGATCTCATCAATTTTATGAGATTTTGAAATCTCTTCAAGAGATGTCCTCACAAAATTGCATTTTTCAATAAATGTTTTGTGCTTTGTAAGAACAATGGGATGAATTAACTGGATCTTTCCGCTATCATCAAGACAGCAGACGCCCGTGCAAGAAGTTGAAATGTCAAGTCCTAAAATCTTCTTAGAAGTCATATCTTAGACGGAACACAATCTCGTCACCTTCACGTTTTTGAACTGCTTGGGCGAGCTTGGCACGCATAATAACATTAAGATTTTCGTCGTGCAAGTTAATGCCTGTAATATAAACGAAATCATCAGCTTGCTCAGAACGAAGCTGGGTGGGTGGAAATTGCTTATACGTGGGATTGTAAGAGGTATTCACTGAACCTGCTGTGGCAGGAACTGTGTAATTAGCAACTGATTTTCTGACCTCTCCTCTAAATGTCATCTCAAATGCATTCTTTCCAAAATAGGGAAGATGTGGAGACAAAATCGATACGATACCCTGGGGATAGAAGATGGCACCCACGCGATTCCATTTTGCGTGCCCCGTTTTGGCGTCAGCGCGATAGAGATTCCCTCTGCCATCGTCCTTTAATGTGAAAGATAGACCGCCAGAACCTGAAACGTTAGGATCTGTTATCACAAATGAACCGGGAACGATGCGATTCAAAAAGTAGGCATTTGGAATCGAAAAGATAGTGACTCGATTCGAGCTATTATCAACTCTAGTGGTTGTTCTAGAAAGATAATTTTTATCTTGGTAAAGTGGCAAATACGGCCAATCAGTCCCGTCATATGAGAAATCTGAAAATTCGGCACCTGGAATATAAGTTCCTGATGGTACAAGCGATTCAAGTGACAAAAACATTGAATCTTTTCGACCTGCTACAATCTGGAATCTTGTATCATCCTTGATGACGCTAAAGTCAGGAGAAAAATTACCATCATCACAGGGCAAAATGGAAAAATTTCTTCGTCTATTGATCGATTGACTCATTAAAAGGTTGTCAACTGAGTCGTATCTTGAATCAAATGGTGTAGTGATTGTGCTACCCTCACTCATACCATTTAGACGAGGTTGTTTCTTCTTTGAAAAGTCTATTGTAAAATTTTGAAGATTTAAATAGTAGGCATTGTAGCCTGCTGATAACTGGTATGAAAATGGGCTGTCAGTTGTCCGTAATGATCGTATTGTAGGCGTATCATACGTCTTATAAAGATCTACGGATGATGTAAAAAAGGGTGCAACAAAAAAGCTGGGGCCCCTCGTGTCCGATGACGAAGGATAAAGATCATTAATTTTTAATAATTCTTGATCACCAAGATATCTCTTGAAAAGAGATAGATGATGAAGCTCTGCGTTGAGTTGATGTGCAAATTTATAGTTATTGGGATCTGCGGTCCCGAATATGGGATCTTGTTCGGTGCCATATTCAACGCTTGCAAGACTATTAAAAAATTTTGCTATTCTATCACCAGAATCATAATAGTTGCCAATAACAAGCGCGTCATTTGAAACTTTTGTTGAGATGCTAGCATAGTTCGCGCTAAATGAGTATGAAGCGTCATCTACCTTAATTGAGCCTGATCCATAGCTTCTAGTAGATGATCCCCACCTAATAGTGACTCTATGCCATGAATCTCTTTTAAGAATATCATCAGATGTAAAGATTAAATCATTAGGTGCTGAAAGCGGGAGTAGTGTTGGATTGATCAACGAAGGAGCAATATCGGCACTCCGACTTAACTGCAAAAGTATCCTAAAAGATTCTGGTTTTTGATCAATTCCCAGTTCAGAACCGCTAATCAATGAAACGCAAATAGAAGACGATAAATGGAAAATAGTCCCTGGATTATAGATTCCGCTTGTTTCTAGTTGTGCTTTAGGCTTAATAAAGAAATCAATCGTAAAGTCATTATCAGGCGTGTAATCTCGATTGCCCAAAGCATTGGGAAAATTGGGATAAATTATCCCCGATCCTGTTGAGAAATTGTTTGATGAAAGAAAATTTAGGCTATGATAATTGACATAACCATATGAAGATAGCGGATTTTCGACAATTTGAGATGGAATTAAGACGCTTCTAAGCGTTCTTCTCTGCAAATTTGTCCATTCGTTATAATCTACTGGAACCTTTGCTTCACCAGTTGTGATATTAAAAGAAGGTTCAAGTACAAAATTAGATGAAGTAAATCTTGTTGGAGACGTCGTAAGAAATTGCGTCCGCTCAACAGCAGAGTCACTTACTTGTGTCAGATAAGACGAAATTAATCCGCTAATATCTTGAACACCAGCAATGTACGCCTGGGATGCAGAGTAAAGCAGATCACTATCAGATGTGACCCCTGAAGTTTCGACGAAGATAGAACCCGATTTATAAGGATCAAGTGCCAATATCGACTGGGTTGGCTTCGAAGCTAGACGGATACTTCCTGTTAGCCCAGATGATGATGACGAGAAAGACTGACTTGGCTGCAAGAGCAGCGTCGTCACCTCGATTAAATCGGGACTAACAGGAATGACTGACATAATCCCTCAGTAATCTAATCTAACTCTGAACGAAAGCTTCTTCTGAGAATTCTTTTCAACAGGACGTGAAAGTTTGGCGACAGCAAGCAAGTTGTCTGCAGCATCATACAATCCGATTGTTGTGATGAATGTGAAGGAGTCTTGCGTTGTCTCTGCACCCTCATCAATCACAACAATACGACCATCATTGTCCGTGAATGAAGGATTTGCTGAGTAGTTGAATTCATCAGCAGCCGCCTCACAGAAGACAAGCGTTGAGTTGATTGTCGTGATATTCTGGAAAGTGATTGATGTATCGGCTGTATTTGCTGAATTGCCAAATCGAACTGATGCGATGTGATTGACGATATCGTCCATCGATGCTGAAACGACAAAGTCGGGAATGAACTTGGCAGAAGAGTTTGCCGATGTCCAAGTTCTACCAATAAAAGTTGAACCTGCCGTAGTTGTGATGCCAGCAACAGTATCAGCACCCGTTGCTGCACTAATGAGGCCGCTCATATGTTGATTTGAGAAAAACACCTTATTCGCGTCAAGAACAACGATTCCTTGGTCGTAGAAGATGATGCCAAGTTCCTGAGTCGTATCTGATGAATTGACGAGATTGCCTACTGTCCCACCGTACGTGTATGCTGGTGTTACACCAGTTCCGGCATCTGTAATAATAATAGAACCCGATGCGGCTGGATAATCGATATTAGTTCCCGTGTAGACATTCACAATTGTTGCTTCATATGCTGAGGCCTCGGGCGTGTTTGCTCCATCAAGCGCAGCAGATTGGAACATCTTCATAGCGAAAGTCTGTGGCTTAATACCATCACGAGAGAAAAGTCGCTTGATAGGAAGGAAAACAGCAGCGTCAATGTAATCGCTTGTTGAGGCGCCTGTGAAAGGTGACGTAAACTGGGAATCACTGCTTCCTAAGAGTGTCTGTGCAAACTGCTTATAGATTTGCACTTTCTCTCTCATCATTGCTGTATTAGATGCAAATAATAGCTTGCCTGCTGTATCAACGCTATAACCAGGAGAACCTGTCACTATACTGCTTGATGCATAAAGGCCAAATGAGACGTCAAGAATCTCGTTTGCTGTCGCAAGTGTGAAATCCTGATCAAAGACTGTCTGAAAGAGCGACGATGTTATCGAAGCTGCTCCCGATCCCGAAACGAATACTTCGTAACTCTTTCTAGTAGCTGAGCCGCTGACATTCTCTTGAACGACATCGACAAGCTGATTTAAGAAAGAACGGGCTGTCTTGATATCTTTAGGGCCTAATCCCTTATAAACTGGCATTTTCTATCCTTATCAGGCGGTTGTGATATTGACCCGAATGTCTGTGCGATTCCCTGAATTTCTACCCGTAACACTGACGTAGGTAGAAATATAAGTCGTTCCAGGAATCTGATATGCCTGCTGTGTTGCAAGGGGAACAGACTGTGGCGTCAATGTGAAAGAGAGACGTGAAAGTGGATTCGTAGAAGAAGTTGCATCTGCTGGGAATGTATAAGATGCAACATTCATCGATGAAATTGATGTAGGGGTAGAGACGGTTGCTGTTGATGAACGCAAGAATCGATTATCAACCATGACAATGAAGTCATCATCAATTAATTCGGGGGGACAAGAGAAACCATCTTCAATTGAAAGCTCAACATTCACCGTCTGTGATGCCTTGCTGGCAAAATTTAGTGAAAGTGTGCCCACTGGTGAAATGGCGATTGTTGGAAGATACGTGATGACGTTAGAGACAGTTGAGACGCTCACAAGGCTGCTCTTTAGAGCAACGCTTGGATTTGTCACAGCTTCAAAAATAGGCGTATTTTTCTCGATCTTTTCCTTTCCGACCGTACGCCCATATTGTTCAATGACACCATAGTCAACTTCATCATCACCAAAAGCAAATTTTGTGATGACGAATCGTCCCTGCGAAGCTAAAAGTCGTCGTCCAGCATCTGTTAAAACAGCATCAAGTATGATGTTGTTCGTGCTTTGATCAAGAAAGCCCATTTTCTAGAAACCTCGCTATCTAAATATCTTTCTCCAGGATGCACTGTTAAAATCAATCTGCTGTGTAAAATCTCGCAATGCTCACAGGAATCCCATTTGCGGTAACCTTTTCATCACCAATGACAATATTAATTGTTTGACTTTGACCCAGATTAATCTCAGTCATATTAAGTTTGTAAGTAACTTGACCAGTTGTTGTTGTCGATATCAGATTAAGATTGGATCCATCAAGTGTAACGTTTCGATACTCAGGATCAAAATAAATTCTAACCCGACTATGACCGCTATCTTTTATAATATCACTGAAGAAATCGGCCTGTATATTGACATTGGGATAAGGTTTTGGTGCACCCTCGGGTGATATTCTTGAAATAAGAATCTTCCCTGTTAGCTTATCGAATCTGACACGAAATTGTTCAGAATAAGCTGATGAATACCCATGTGCGTCAATGGCACATAAAGCATAAATGTAATCACTGTCAATATTTTTAAACTCATCGTCAATGTAGTGTTTAACAGGGCCTTTTGATCGAATGATTTTTTCAACAGGGACATTTTCACCTGATGTGTATGGAAGAATTGTTCGATCAAAATTTATCTCTTTAACAAGAGAAAATGCCTGCTGGATGTTGGGTCTTCTAAAGATCTGGAAGCGCTTAATATCCTTCTGTGTGTTTATAGGGAAATTCCAGCGAATGTAAAGACCTTCGAGGGTTTGCTGAAATGAAATATTGTTGGGTGGGAGAGGCGGGATTCTTTCTTCACAATTGACTGTCGTAAAGACCCCTGTGGATGCAACAAGAACAGAGCTAATCTTGAATCCTTCAAAGGAATCACGACCCGATTCATTTGCCGTTGTAATGACTGTTTTATAAACAGTTCTAATTTTGTATTTGTAAATTCCGCCGTATCTTACAGCGTAATCCGTATACGACGTCGCACTTGCGTCTTCAAGGACAATGTCAGGATAGCGCAAAGTTGTGCCGTCTACTTGCTCGCCATACTTCTCTATGATATAACCAACTTTTGTTGTCTGTGTTGGATAAACCAAATTGATGCCAAATGATGAAACACGAGACGTATCAGCTCTAACAAATGTCGAAGAGATGCTCTTTAACTCAATATCGACTTCATTTTCAGTGATTCTAAATAAACCACTAGCTGTCTTGGTCCTTTCTTCATCTTGCTCATTTTTAGCATCAGGTAAAATAGATGCAAATTCATCGACAAATGCTGATGCTTGCCATATTTGCACCGTGTTAAGCAAGTCGTAAGAAAAGAGATTATTTGTCGATATTCCTAAGTTGACAGATTTAATATCTGCGCTGTAAAGATTCTCAACTTGCTCTCTTGCATCAGCTTTTGAAAATCTATGGCCTGCTGATTGCAATTTTGCCACATTTAAGATGTCATTTGATAATTTTGTTCTTTTGGGTGTTGATCCGGAAATTATGTTATAGATCTTTTCATCAATTGATGTGTCATGTACTAAAACGCTAGAAAACCTTGTATCAAATGGCGCATCTTCAAAAATTATTTTTGAATCATTCGAAGCTGCTGCTATTGTTCCAACGGCAAGCGTCTCTTTCTTATATGCGTCTCTTGAGCCAAATTTGATCTCAATTTGTCGTGGATATGTTCCATTCTCCCAATTCTCAACAATAAAGTCATACTCATCTGTCTGTGCGTCGACAGCATCAAGTGACACTGTTTCCGAGATTCCCTCATCTCTTGTGTAGTAATTGTAGATGAAGCGACCTTTAATTTTTTCTGTCTTAGGTAGCGTTAATTGGTAAAACGGAATACTGACAGAAGAGGACGCTACGAACGTGTCTATGTCTGTTGTGTAAGCTGACATTATACATCCACCTTGGCATAGAATTCTGTGATGACATCTTTGAACTTACTTCCATCAACTAAGGAGTAATGTATTTTGTCAAACAGAGGCGATGCTTCTGCCTGGTCAATCATCCTTGTCGTCAAGAATAAACGATGCATCATGATAGTCGATTTTAATCGAGAATAGAGTAATTTCTCTTCTGTTGTATCTTTCTTAATTCCGTTAAACATTAAAACATCATCAGCAATCTTTTCTTCTGGGTATGAACCGCCGATCTGCCCCTTAAATGACGCATATCTTGGATAAATTCCGTAAATGTCCTCTATGAATGACTGTAATGCTGCTTGAATAATTTCCGCAGGAAAATCAATTGACTGCTCTGACGTATTAACTTCACTTCTCTCAATGACGTCAAAATCTGAAATTGCCTCGTTGATCTTCATAAGAGAAATGCTACTATCTTGCATGCTTTCTACAATTCTTGATGAACTAAAATCATCGTAAAGATTTGTATAAAGAGATAAGAAAGGCCCCGCAGCGTTTGGTCGATTCGTTTTAGATGATCTAATATATGGAAAGTTAAAATCAATAGAATTCATACTTTCATCATAATTTTTGCTATTGTCGCCAAACAGTCGACAATTGTAATAAAAATTTCTCTCATTTTGTGAAAGACGAAGTCGTTCAAGATGTCCATAAGGTAAGCCGACAATAGCCAGTGATATATCGTCCGATTTTGGAAGATAGTTCTTAAATGCCATCTTCACTATAGAACGATAATTTTCAGATCGTGTTGCGTTTGACGTGATCTCAGTACCAGGTATCAAAGTACGATTTCTTTCTGCCTGATAGAGGAGCTCTATGACAGACTCAAGTGTCCCATATCTTCTCAAGATCAAAGATACTTTTGCCTTGTCACCCGCATAGATGTTGATCAATTTTTCAAATAGGACGCTAATTGAAGAACATGCAGCAATTTGAGCCCTCAGAACTGTCATCTGGTAGGCAAGAAGAGATTTAATATCTTGCGAGATTTGCAGGACGTTCTTAATTGACGATCTAACAGTTCTAAAACAGGGAGCACTTGCAACTTTTAACTGCTCTGCTGACGGGGTTGAGCCTATCTTTTTCTTAAAATTTTCAAATTTCAAATTTTCAGCTGAGATGTTGTTAAATGATTCAACAATGCAGTCAGACATGAAAAGAACGTCTGCTTCTTTCCACGTCATCGCTGTTTCAATCTCAACTTTAGAATTATCCAGATTCTCTGCAACACTTGTCCCAAAACCCTGGTCGGACATGCTTGAGCCATTGCTTGCAGCCGCTTCATAAGCGTCAAAAGTAATCTCTAATAAAGATTTGACTCTAATCTTTTTTAGATAGAAGAGCAACATTGTAAAAAAGCCCAATCTCAATTTAGTAACTAATTTTTTGTCATCCTTTACAGCAGGATAACAATCTAAAACATTATTGACAGCTTGGATACAAATTGTCTGGAATTCGCTCTTTGTAGAGTACAGATTCTTTAAAAATGTATTAGTTTCTTCATTTTGTTTTTTAGAATATGTCGTCTTAGGAACGTCATATAGAATTTCTTTTCCGTATTTGATTGCTGAACTGCTATTCGAATCACTTGTTGCTAGCTTGGCGCCCGTAAAGAAGAGATTTTTAATAACATCTTTTTCTTTACCAGAGAAGCTAAGCGAACTGCCTCGAGCAATCATATTCGACGTTTCATTCTCATTGTCAAAGATGATTCTAAAAAGTTTGCCTGCTGAAAATTGGTCATTTGCAGCAATTATGAACATTAGTGTCCTAATCGCTGTATAGATGTCACCCTTTCCAGTACCCAGGATTGTTTTAGTAAAAAATTCATAAATCTTTTGATAAAAGATTGACAAAATTGTCATTGAACATTGATTTGAGATCTGTGTTTTTCTTGATGAAGAAAAACTTTCCAATGAAGAAACTAGATTATCAAGATCAGATCTCAATTTTTCTATTTCATCAATATCATACAGCATAATTGATGAGATTGGTGATGCATCCTCGTTTTGATTGCTTAAAATTGCATTGTCAAAAAGATATAATTTTTGACCATCAGACTTTTCAGTAATGAATCTGATGTCGTCTCCAATTGTCGACGTAACTGTTATCTGTTCTTGTGCGTATGGATCAATTGACTTAGGAATTTTTGGATAGGTATTAACCGCCTCAGTGATCTCTGCAGCAAGTACTGGAGCAATTTGATCAATAAAACCCTGAGTATAAAGATCACTTTTAAGAGAAAGGACGGGTAAGATTCTGGGTGTCGTTCTGTTCTCAATAAGGCCCGTATTGTTTAAATTGACAAAATTCCCTGCCGCATCGAGGCCATCCGGAATGTAAAATTTACCCGATGAGTCTTTGCTTACTTTCCCAGAATAAAATAATCCTGATTTGTTTAGACCATCTAAAAAAGAAGATCCTTTAGAATTTGAATATCTTGATGTAGGCAAATAGTCATTACTAATGACCTCAGCTGCATCATCAAGTGTCTTTTTAGCAAAGAGAAAACCTGGATACGCAGAAATCTTTTTTGATGTTACCTGGTAAATTGATGAAATTTCGAACGGAACAAGTTCTGCATATGGACTCTTATAAAAATCATAATATTCTATGTTATTAAATCTTATGCCCTCAGTCACTTGAGAGATTGCAGCTTTTAAAAGCTGATATTGGCGCGTTGTCTTTTGTTGTACAGGACGATTTTCTCCCAAAAGTCTTTCTGAGAGCTTTTCAAGGATGTCTGTTCCTGATTCGTATTTTTGAATGTCATCATCAACATACACAACAGAGATATTACCACCTGTCCCGCTTGTGCTACTTGATGTGGCTACAGCACTAGTTGCTGTTGTCGTGGATCGGAAAGATGACGTAGACGATCCTATGCTAGGTGCTGTTGCAGTTGTGACCGATGATGACGTGGGGACAACTGATCTCGTTGACGTTAGACTGGGACCAGCTGCGTCGGCTGTAGTTGTCGATGTTAGGGTGTCTATCTTGTCATTCTGACTGTCAGATGGTGTCTTAATTTCTGTAGTTCGAACTAGATCTTCTTTGTAATTTAAAATTTGTGGAACACTTCTTGTGATGACTGTATATTTTGTATAGTTTTCACTGCTTGTTTTTTCTAAAGACGCTGAAACTGTTTGAGATGAATTCAAATAATTGGTAACTAACTGATTTGCCTTTATGATGGTGGCATCTCTAAGTTCATTTTGTATTTCATAAAGACTTCCAAAATTTGATAGATCACCTGATTCATATAGATTTTTAAAAGGTAGTGTAGCAATGATAACAGGATATGCACTTGTTACGCAACTTCCCGTAATTTCTAAATCATAGTATGTTGAATCAAATTCATAGACAGTATTCGTCGAGCCATATGTGACAGTTGATGATACAGCTGTCGCACTAGTCAATCGACGGGATGATCTTTTTTTGGATGACCCTTTTTCTTTAATCGACTTAGGTGTCTTTTTTATCTCAGTTGAGATATCACCGATAGAACCTGCGCTCTCCGAGCTGACTACTAGACTTGAAAATGATGGTGTTTTTATCGGCATTAACGAACCTCAACCTTTCCTGATGTGATTCTTTCATCATCGATGATGGCAGTTACCTCTATTCTTTTAGGATTCAAATTTCCAAGATGAAATACTTGAACCGACTTACTTGTGGGATAACTGTAAAATATCGTTCCATCTGCATTTATTTCAAATAAGTCAATTTCACGACTATTGCCAGAAATTGACCACATGACATAACTACCTTGTCTTAGAGGTAAGAAACTGACATTTGTGATTTTTACATCGCTATTGCCAACTCCCCCAACGGCGACGTCATAAAATATTCCCGTCCTTCCTGCGTAAAAAGAGATATCGCTTAGATTTGATGCTGTTCCATAACGTAACAAAGAGTTTCTAATCGAGTTTTTAGTAAAAAATTTTGCACTATAGCTTGTCTGCCCTGATTTTACCTTGTTGCCAATAAGCTTAGATGAAAGATCAACATCGCTTTTAAGATCATAAGCGTTTGTTGAAATAAAATTCTGGGCTGCCGTAATATTCTCAAGTGCTTCAGGCACAGATCGTACAGCAACTTCAAATCTAAAAATCGAATTATTTGATTGAACATCCTTTGTGGAAATTTTGATGATACCTGGTTCAAAAATTCCGACAGATGTCTCTACCCCTGTAACCAAAGAAACCTGGGTGACGAGAACTCTTATAAGGGGCTTAAGATTGTTTGTCGTCTTCTCAAGTTCGCTTGAGAGAAGATTTTCAAGACCAAGCGTTTTTAGATCTTTGACAATTTGATCAACTATTGAAGATGTCTTATATGAGACTCTAGCATCAAACACAATATTTTGATTTTGCTCATCATTTTCATCACTAATACGACTAACAGCTATTGATGCAAGAGAATCAAGTTTTAAAGAAGGAACAAAAACTTCTGATGGGCTTGTGTACAAAACTCCATCTGTTCCAATGTAGTCAATAGAGTAGATAAAGTCGTATTGTGGATTTCGTTTTTTATCGGTAACAACGACGCTATTTCCTACGTTCGAAACCGATTCAACAATCTCACGATAACCGCTTGGAAGCAGTTGTCTATACAGGATGATTCGGGTAATAGACGAATCCATTCCTCGTGCTCTAAAAGAGACTTCTTTATCGGAAATTGTTGACATATAGAATGGAATCTGCTTTACATTCTTTACGAATCCTGCCTCAATTTGACGAAAATTCCCAAGCTCTTGCTGGTAAAAACGTGACACAGGTTGAGCTAAGACAGTGTAACATTGGTCGTTATCAGGAACATCAAATACGGCAGTTGATTTGTTAGAGGTGTCAGTTGGAACTACCTGCAAATTTTCAAAATCTTTTCTAAGAAAATTTGTTGAGGCATCATTTTTCAGATAAAACTTAAAAGCACCTGTGACATTATCACTCGTTGAAGCGGCAGCAAAAATCTTCCTTCCATTCATTCTTGTGGTTGTAAAATAGAAATCCTGGTTAGGTAAATCATAATTTTTAAGAACTGTTTCATGATCAATTTCTATTGAATCAACAGAAAAAATACTTCCATCTGTTTTTATATTCACAATTTCAATTGTGAATATATTGTCAATGTCCTCCGATGGAATCTCGACCTGGAAATCAATGGTGGTCAGTGAAAAATCTGGCCTATCAATAAACTTTTTAACAAAAAACTTTTTATCAAACTTTCTATCTGCAAGTTGATTCATACGTTGTCTATTGACATTCTTGAAAATGTTTTCGCCAATAGCAACAGATTTTTTGACAACTATCTTCTCTTTTCGTTTTTGACCAAGAAATCCGCGAATTTGGAGGTCACCATCAATCTGGCCTATGACAGATTGATCTATCGTAATGGGAATTGAATAAATAAATGATGTTTTTTGATCGACTGTCTTGTGATCAACTATTTGAATAGCTGACTTTGCAGGAAGAACTGCATACCGTGGAACAGCATTTTTTGACGTATAAAGCATTAGTCGATTACCACGGTAAAAAGATTAATAAATGTCGCAGTTTCTGAATTATCAACAAAAACTTTGCCAAAGAATAGGATTCTCTTTTGCTGATGCTCTTTATCTGAATAATCTATTACTTCACCGTAATCGACAGCATCGAGCTTTGCGACACCATCATTTGTGATCTCATACATCTGCATGACAATATCATTTGAAAGAGAAGATCTCTCAATATCAAAATCTCTTCTTTCTTTGATAGGATTTCTATCAGTTCCGAAGACATCACGTTTTAAATCTTCATACGTGTACTGATTAAATCGTTTTATGTTTCTATATTTTCCAAGCAATCTTGAAGTGCCCCCAGATGAAACTGTGGGTGGCAAAAATTTAAATTGAGGAAGATTAGCAAATCGTTTATCAAAAAACAAAGAATCAGCAGTATCAATTTCTGAAATTGGAAGATCACCAGCTACACCATCCATAGAAAACGTTCCTGAAATTGGAACAATCTCAAATGATGTATCCGAGTCAAGTGGCGGGCGAGTTCCAATTATTGAATTGTATTCAAATGATGTCTGGAACATATTGACAATGTTGTCGACCGCAGATGAAAATCCATTTCCTGTCGAATATCCTGTAACGGGATTTTTTCCTGAAATGGATGAAACATATAACGTTCCACGAGCGTCGATGTCTGTCCCAAACGCAGAAGCTGGTATTAGATCACCTGAATCATCAGTCACGAGTGCCAGTGTATCTTGCGGTAATGAAGAGGGAACTTCTAAAAATATTCGATCTGTGGCTGTGTCATACGAACCCGTGATACTAGCCGGATCGTAGAACGTCTGCCCATCGGTAAAAGATGCATATGCTACATTAAGGCCGCCGCGCGCAAGAGCTGCTCTCCCATTCGGCGTCAATGTAACATCTAGAATTCTGGTCTTTGGATCAAGGATGCCCATCAGGTCCTCAATAGTAATTATTGATACCCAAAGCTCCCAGTAACCCCGAAGATCAGATTATTCGGTCCAAATGCAACAGCATAGAGAGGTAGTGCTCCTCTATTATGAACAGTGTTGTCATCAATAAAAGGAATTGATGATGTGCACTCAAAACTAAGATTACTACATTGTGTTGTCTCTGGCTCAACTGCTAAATCGGATGAAGCGCTAACAAACGTCGCATAAACAATCGATCTATTAACTGTGTCTTTTCCATCAATTGTGACAAGAGTCTTTGAATCTCTTGATTGCTCAATCATGTCACGAACTTGGCCGAATCTATCACGTCTAAAGACACAGGAAGGGTTAGCGACACGGGGACTCAACAGACCGTAGCGAAGTGATGCCGCACCTGTGTAATTTTTAGTTTTAAATGACTTGGAATTAAAGTTACCGTTATAGTAGAGCGCAAATTTTGCATCATCGCCAGTCAGCGTTGTCGAAATCATTCCAGTAGAATTTACCAACCTTAAAGAAATATTTTTTAATCTTGCTGTTCCTGACGTGCCTTCATAAGTGAAATTTCTCTTTAGCATCGTAGATGAAGATCTATTGTTGTCAAATGGAAATCCTTGACCAATTGTCTCAAAAATAGTCAGTAAAGATGGATTAATAACTTCTGAATAACTTGTTTGTGCTAACCCCCCAGAGATTTCTGTAATCTGGGGAATAAGTGAATCGTAAAATATCCGCTGACTATCGACATGCTTCACATTTCTCTGAATCGATCCTGAATTGAGATCAGATGAAGATGTCTTTAAGAAGGCGCGTTTACGCGTCCCATCAAATATGCTTCCGGTAAAAAATCCATCAACATATGATGCTGAAAGAATCTCTTTTGCATAGACATCGAATTGATCATAAGGACCCGCTTCATGTATGTCTTCATGAACGGCATCAGAACCAAGATACTGATTTAGTGATGGAAGAGACTCGACCTTATCACTAATCATCGATCCGTAAAGAATAACATAGCCTGTTCCGGCACGTATCTGGAGACGTGATCCTGTTACATTTAAAACATCATATTCCTGACCTCCCCTCCCAGAATCTCTTGGGTTAGGATTGATCATTACAGAATTGGCACCAGATTCAATGCCAAAAATTAATTCATCATCTGGAAAGAGAACAATCGGTGTTTCTCTTGAAGAATCAATCAAGGAAACGGTTGCAGTATCAACGCCAGGTGATCTGAATCCACTTCCTGAAACGAATGTGGATGGCGTTCCTTCCCAAAATGACGTGATAAGTGATCTTGGGCTTGGGTCAGAAAATTTTTCAACAGGTTTAAATGATTCAATTCTTGCATTTAGATTGTATGTACTGTCCATCAAATGCGGGATGGCAAGATTGCCCGATGCGTATTGACCTCCACGATAAAAGTGTCTTATATTCACACTTCCCGTAACATCAGGACCAAATGCGGGGTCTCCTCTTCCTGCAAGCTTTGATGTTGTTCCAAATTCTTGATTGAAAGTTTTTGGCCTAAAATTAAGATAGACGTCAGTTCCAAGTGAGATTGATGCACCTACATAGCTTCCCATATTAATAAAGAAAGATTGTGAAACATCATGAATGGGTTTTAAATTAGGGATTGCTTCATTTAGTGTCTGCTGATTGCTGAAACAGAAAGACTCTTTCCCAATGAGATATCTAATGCTACTTGAAACATCATGTGTTGAGTCTGTAGTTACATTTGTTCTATTTTGAACATAAATAAAAAAGACATAATTATCAATGTCTCTAGCAAATCCGCCTGCATATGGAGGGCCACCTGGAGGCGGCGTTTGAGTTCTCCTTGCTAAAACAGGAAATTTTGCTTCAATTCTGTCAACAACAAAGGGCGCTGTTATATAGTCACTCAATTTTATTGATTGATTTTCCTTTGCATGATAACGAGGAGAATGAGGCGCACCAAAGAAACTCGTGGGTTCTCCGATTTTATGATATCCTCGAGATTTTAAAGCATCAATAGTATGAGGCTGATAGAATGTTTCTGTTACAAGCGCATATGGGCTACTTGTAAATTGTCCCATAAATGAATTTTCATTGCCATTTATTAAGTTCTCAGCACTAGCAAGTGAGGTTGAATCCAAGTTAAAAATGGGATCATAATCAATTGCTGCTGAGGACGCACGATCTTCTATTCCTACGTCATTCCAAGTTTTATTAGCATGATTATAGTACGCAAATCCAGATGCACGCTGGTTATAGAGCGGCCCTGTTGGATCTCTTAACGAATCACTTAATTTAAGTTTTGTAAGGTTAAAATCATTAGGTGACGACATATCAAAGACAAGAGCGGCTTTATCAGATGGTGGAGATGAAAATCCAGGATACTCATTTTGAGGAAAGCCTACATCAAAAGAAGTTTCCGATATTGTCTTAAATCTCTCTTTGAACGGAAAAATAGGATCATTATCGACAGCTTTGTCAAAATAAGATGCACGATCCGTGATTGGTCCTGTTAAAGACAAGCTGCCCGTAAAAAAACCAGAAAGGGCAGCAGATCCCGATGGGATCATATAGGGAGCTAAAACTGTCTGATTGTCTTCGAAGATGACAGTTTCACCATCATCAAACTTGTTAGTTTCATCTCCCAATTCATTCTGGTATCCTGTCCTTAGAATTCTTGGAAGAATATTGACAGAGTCACGCTGACGGATATAGACTCGAGGGGAGACGTTTAAGAATTTGCTCTTGCTCATTTCGTCATTCCAGCATAGGCAATTGAATCTGTTCCAAATTCTGATGAGTAGAGAGGTGTTCCAAATGCACCTGTCTGGTAATCCGAATCGAAATCATCATTGTCTATGACAAATCCGAGACCATCAGTTAAATCTCTATCTATAAAAGTCATTTTAACTTGGGCCTCAGAACCATAATATCCCTCTTTCGTAATTCCTAAACTTGAACCCCCACCATCAAAAAATGGATCAAAAATTATTCCAGTGCTATAACCCAGAACTGTTTCATTTTCTGCTTTAAACCCGCGAGATTGAAATGGAATTTCCTCTTGCGCAACATAGCTTCTAGCAGATGGGAAAAATACGGTTATTCTTCCATCTTTGTTTGCATCTTCTTGATAATCAATTGTTGTGGATATAGACAGAACATCAGAATTTAAAATCTCTGCAGGTGTTAAAATACCATTTTGTTCATTATAGGGCTCATAATCAAGCGGATCAATAAGCTCACCAATCACTAAAGGAGCCACTTCTTGATCAATTAATCCATCGGCACCCATCTCGGCCCATTGGCCCGATGATATAAAGACGAGATTATTTCTCTTCTTTATGTCGCGCCCATACCGTATTTCAACGCCGTAGCCTGATTTGTTTGGAACGAATGACAAGTTATTCTCAGCTCTTTCTAAGGTGAAATTTTATCAATGCCACCCTTAGTAAATATGTGAGATAGCGGCTCACCGCAGATCACCAGAATTTAAAGTGATTATGATTTCACTGATATTAAGAACGATGTCACCGTTGAAGAAGCACGTGCTACAGCAGAAGGCGTTTCACCTGCCGCTTCAAATGATCCCGGTGTTGTTAACATAAATGACTCACTTCCACGATATCTCATCTTTCCACGTTCGAGAATATGTGACTCAATTACATAATTGATACCCATAAATTTCGTACGTTTTGGAAGAATTGATTCAACGAGATTAGTCAGTGCGATGTCGACCCATCTAAACACATCGTACGTTCTCATAAAATCCATCTTGCCTGTTAGTCTATTGAAATAGACTTGATTTAGATGATCAAAATTAGAATAAGAATCATTGAAAAGATCTACGGGTTGGCCCAATGAGTTGTCGATGTATTGTGAATCACCGACAGTTGTCATAATGTCTTCATTCAATGCCTTGACAATAGAATGCTCAATACCAAATCTAACATCGTCAATGATCTCATCTGTGTCATAAATTTCATAAACAGGACCGGAAATTACATAGTCAGGATCTGTCTCAGACGGGTTATCAAGACCTCTAACTCTAACTTTATTGTTGACTTGAAGTAGGTCGAATCTTGGTGAAACACGGTTAATCGATGTCAAATAAGGCTTAATGACTTCTTTATTTGTCTCAAAACCAGATCCGCTAAAGTGAAGATCGTTCTGGCTAAAATCAAATATTCTAATATTACCTGAACCGTCTGATGAGGTTGTTGCCTGATCGCAGGATGCGTCAATTCGAAGACGATTAAATGCACCCGTCTGAACAAGATCAAATCCCAATCCTAACTCAGGATTGTTTGTCCCCATGTTGGCAAAGTTTTTGCTATGCTCGATGAAAGGTGTGTCACCTGAACGGGCCGAGAAAAATCGGATGTGTGAGACTTTTCCGGTGAAGTTAGATGATGTACATCCTGTCTCAGAATTCAAAAATTGAGTTGATGTGCCCAAGCTTTGTGAACCGATAACTACAAATGAACCCGAGGCGCTATAGGTGGGCGACACATTGGCGAGAACATTGTCACTTTCTGAGGAAGCAATTACCGAGTAAAAAGATGATGTTTTAAAGAAGCTAACCTGATCGCCAACTTGACGTGAGCATCTTAGCGTATAGCTTGAGGTGAGATTTCCAATCCTGTCATCTCTATCCCGCTCAATTCCGACCGTCCAACGTTCTCCATCAAAAAGATTGACGCCACTTAACACTAATCTTAATGGATCAGGCGCGTTAGTAGGAATCTCAGATGAGGCACCTAAAACAAACGTAAGGCTCCCTGATACGTCATCCTGCTGATCATACATCATATTACCAATTAGATGGTAATATGGCGCTGTGCTACCAGTAGTCAGAAGTCTAAAGAGGCTCTGATTGGGTGGATGTGAATATTTCTTATCAAACACATAGGACGCTTCAATTGAGAATGAACCTGATGTGAAGAGGCCATCACTGGCATTGTCCGATATTCCGTGGGGAGGATACGAAGTAACATCGACAAATGTGCCCTTAATAAAGGGATAGCCAATTTCTGTTCTTGAACCGCTTAGATAAGAACTGACGACATTTGGAGAATCACTTCTAATTCCCAAGCTATTAAGCGGTCCTACAGGTGACGTGAAACTTCCAGAAAAATCTAACATCGAAGTAACTTCATATGTTAGGTCTCTCATGTCAGAGATTCTTGACTCTCCTGCCATGCCGTATTCACGGATGATAAAAAAGTTATCTGGTATAATACCTGATGACAACATTGCTGCACGAACTGCATTTTTTGTTCCCTTAGCAGCATTAATGTAAGTCATATTGGCAAGAATTCTTCTCCAAAGATCGTTTCTCAAACCCTTCAGAGTATAATCTGTGATTCCACTATCAGAGATGTCTTCACCGAATGACATCTGTTCCGATGTTGATTTGGTAAAAAAGTTAGGAAGATCAATGCCAAAATAGTCAGCAGCGTATCGAATCATCTGGCTGCTAACTTGTTCTTCATCACCCAATTCAATTGCCATCAAAGAAGACAAACTATCAACAAACTGCTTTATTTCATCAAGTGAGATAGACATCAGGATGAGGAGGCGAATTAAAGCTGATGTTAACGGGAGTTCTCCCGTGCCTGGAACTGATTCGAGTGTTGGTACTTCTCCCACACCGCTATCGAAATTGGGTAAACCTACTGCTCGAGCACTTTCTAAAAGATAGTGTCTTGGGACCAGATTTGTGACAACATTAGGATTTTCTTCATCATACGATGACGCTCTGACATAAAGATCTGTGATTAGATTAGAAAATCTGGTCTGGTCAGGATAAAGGATAGGGCTGTAATATGGATTTTGAAAAGCAAGAGGAACATCAAGTGAGCTGGTCTGTCTAAGCGATGAATTATAGTTGACAATCGTTGAATGTAGGCACTTTCCAGAATAGTCAAGAACAACGTGATTCATGTCATATGAACCACTTGGTTCATCAAATCTGAAGTAGAGTTCTAATCCTCCCGATGCATACATCTGGGTGTCTTTGTATTTCTCGACTTCGGCATCGCTTCTTTGTCCAACAAAGAAGCGAACCTCGTCAAGGGCGCCGCTAAGTGTCTGAATAGGAAGAAAATCATAGTCAAGAATGGTGTGACGACTTCCACTGCCTATGATGAAACTTGAAGTTAGAAAATCAAGTGAACCAAAATCTTGTGTGTCTGATGATGACCCGATAAGGTCGTCATTGACATAGATTAGTGCCTGTTTCCCATCATCATTATTGAAAAGACAGGCACGAACGTGTGAGAATTGTCCTTTCAAAATTGAACCAGAAGCAACAACATATGAATCTGATGCTGACGACACCAGGAACAAAATCTGACAATCAGCTGTCGATGCTGATTGTGAGAGTGCTAACGTGTAACCTGCCGTTGTGGCAAGTCGCTGGAAAACAACTTGATTATCATTTGCTTGTGCTGGGACAAACAGATGTGATTCAAGCTCAAATGGACTCTGATTCACTATAAGACGTGCTTCACCTGTTGCACCCGGTGCACCATCAAAATTTTTACCAGCAATAGGCGACACTGATATATGTGTGCCACCCAAGGTCTCAGATGGCTGGGTTCCCGAAAAAAATAAAAATCCCATATTTTTCGGGATCTGGTCGAACACATAGCGTTCAAAACCCGTCAGTGTGACCAAAAAATTATCGATATCCGCTCTTGAACCTGTATAGGGATATTGATTTATAGCTTTAAAGAGTGCAACGTCTACTTTGGCCCTTGCAGGTGCAAAAAATGTATGACGAGTAAAATCAGAAAAATCTAACTCAAGTTGCTGTGTAGATTTAAAACCAGCAAGGTAAGAGTCAAATAAGAAATTCTCATCTCCTGTGTTATGACCGCTAAGAGATGAGTTGCTAATATTTTTTCTGACTGCGTTTGTGGTTGATTGTTGCTTCTTGGCTCTAAAAAGCTGAGGGCGTGTTCTAAGGCGTGCCATTATTCAACCCTAAACTTTGCTGCAACATCGTTTATGACTATTTCTTGACCCTTGTGCAAAATCTTAAAATCGAATGTGTATGTTCTTCCTTTTGGAAGCGCAGACATGAAAAGGTCAAAATAATGAGTCGTTGCGTCGTTTGACGTTCTTGTTCCTGGGTCGTGAAAGGGTATGACAATGTCATTGCTTTCAAAGTCTCTAACACGATAGAAACACTTGTCCACAATGACACCCGTATTTTCAAGGGGTGTCTTGACAGTAACAATTGGTTTATTGAAATTCTCAATAAACATCATAAAGCGAATTTTTTCATCATTCTTATAAGACGCTTTCATGTTGGTGATATTGATGAAATAACGCTCTGGTGTCTGCTCAAAATATGTTGTTTCTCTAGCATTGATGTTCAGTGTACCCGTGGCATAGAAAACTGTCTGATCTGCAGAAAGCCACTTGACCCCGAATGTTAAACCTGTCGCCCCCGAACCCGTGATGTACGAGTAGATGTCAGGATCGAACATATTGACAAGAAAAGATGATTTGTACAATCCCGTAATAGGAACATTACTCACTTTGTACTGTGATCCGCTAAATACTCTTGTGATACTTCCGGACTGAAGTTTGACAACTACACAATTGTCGCCAGTTAGCGGTGTGAGTGCTGATCCGGAAAGAAGATTGGCTGAAACACCTCGTGCATATGAGTTTAAGAAAATAGAACCTGATGTGTTAAATTCAAAGATTTGTGTCTCATCTGAAATGCTATCGTCATATGTGACGATTAACTGGGGACGTTTAGAAGTGTTTGTGGTATTCCTTGATGCAAATCTTTTGACAAATCTTGTCTTTGTGTCTGTTTCCTGGCTAGATGTAAAAGAGAGACGGAAACCTGAATTTGGAACTAATCCTGCAATAGCACCTGAGATGAACTTTGTGACGTTGACATTAAGATCTTCCTCACCTGTCTCAAAGACCTGCTTTGTCTCAAATGAGATGACGCCAAAGCCTAAATCACCCTGTGTAAAGTAATCGACGCCCGGTGTAGATAAGTCACCACCAAGTTCCGCTCCTGTCATTGACCAAGTGACTGGTGTTCCTGATGTCGAAGCAGTGATAAAGTTGACAACATCAATGTCTTCAAAGTAGACGACATCACGGCCACCACCCTCATCAAAGCTTTTTGCGAGAGGGTAAACTGAAAGCGTGAAGTTGGAAGGGGTTGTCTGTCCGCCATAGACATCGTGAAGGTAGAGGCTGCAAGTAAAAGTTGGACTATTGATATCAAAATCACCTGCGGCATAAGATGCACTAATTTCTGATAAATCAAAGTGAATTAGGCCACGGCTTAACTCAATCGAGATCGCTTCACCAGAGAAAGTATTCTCATCATAAAGCTTAAAGATATCAATTGTCCCCGCCTGACCCGTATTCGAATCAGTTGCGCGAAGAGTATTTGAGATAATCTTGTTTGTGATGTAAGCGTCTTTATCAGCTTGGATAATACGATACATTTTTTCTCCTAAATCGAATTCCCGATGATATCAACATCGGGATATTTGACCTCAAATATTCCACCAAGGGGCGGGTTAAAGACGCCCCGAACAATTGATCTTTTGGGACTAATTGAAATAGATGAATAATCTCTATCATCAATTTCCCCTGTTAGACTTGTAAATTTATAGCTATCTAAACTTAACACACCATCTTGATTGATGATGAGATTGACAAGATCGGCAACACGAATTCCGCCGTCGATGTGCATGTTCGTGGTAGCAAGATATTCAATAAGCGCATTGTTGATTCTTGTGATAACACCTGACTTATCTTCTTTATCATCAATGACAACGTTATAAGTGAATCCAATATTCACAATTTTTGCGTCAAGTATGTCGAATGAATCAGATACAACTCTGAATTCATTGATGTAAGTTGAGATATTTCTTTTTAATGTGTCAGGTGACTTTTCAAGATAACCAATTGAATTTCTGCTAACAAGGAACAAGAGCGAAGAGAGAGGATTAACTGGATTGGGCTGAATTCCCACTCGGAAAGCACGACCAAAATTTGTTGGCATCAAGAAGATTCTTGCAATTAGATCTTCTTTTGAAACAACGCGGTTCTGTGAGTTTCTGACGCTCAGGGCGACAGATCGCAAATCTTCCAATGTGGGGGCATTTTCACCACCCTGGGCAGCCGATGGATTATTGATCTGGATGGTGGCTCTAATTGCGGAAGATTTCGCAGGAAGTACGCTTGGGCTAAATTTGGTATCAAGATTTGCAATTGTTCTTATTGTATTAGGTGAAACGTTGTGTGAGATTCCACCACCAAATCGATATCTAACCCTCACAGTTGTATTAACAGGAGTGATACCTAAGCTTTTTGACCCAAGAAGAGAATTTGGATCAATTGATACCCTCGAGAATACCTTCTTGTCGCCAAAAAGAGGTAGCGAAACTTCACTAGGATCAGGCAGAATATCGTTATCCAAAGTATCAGCTCGACCAGATCCAAACACGATTGTAACAGTGCCCGTGTCAGCATCAGCACGTGTAGTAAATCTATATGGTGCTGGAACGACTGCTAGCGCATTTTCAACAGATGCGGCATCATTATTAAAGTTTTCAATTGATTTAAAGACAGTGTCCTGAGAAAGTGACTCTACTTCATAGTACTCATTGCTGTCAGAGTCCTTGACAAGGAGAATTTCACTAACATTAGAATTGGATAATGTAATTGTTTTGAAAGGGGTTACATCACTTCCAAAATTAAACTGTTCTTCTACAACACCTCCTGATGCACACGTTCCAGTTCTTGTGACAAAAAACGAAGAAGGATTACCATTTGAATCAGTTGATGCTACTGAGTATTTTGCAACAAGCCTTCCAAATCCATCTCTTTCAGAAAAATCTAATGCCCTCATGAGAGTAAAAGAGATTCCAGAATTAGAGAGAACTCTTGTTCCCGTTCTCAAAATGAGCATCTGGGCTGTTTTTGGCTGATAACCTGCTTGTGTTAATTCTGCATCAACTGTAAATGTAAAATCCACATCGCAGTAAGCAGGTGATGCTCCACGAATCTTGACACCTGAGAGTCTTATTAGTCTCTCAACATTTCTTCTTTCGACTGCCGTGTCAAGACCTAGTTCATTAAATTGATGATCTAAATAAAAAGCAGTTAAATCACCAACAAATGCCGTAAAGTCTAAAAGCATTCCGCCGACAGATGCTTCAGAAAAATCTTGAATCTTGTCAGGAAAATAAACTTTAGCATATTCAATCAGATCTGATCTGATTGAATCAAAATCTTTTGACAGATAGTTTCTCTGTCTTTTTAATTTGAGATCCTTTTTGACATTTGTCAGCGACATCTTTGATTACCCGATGTTTGTGAGAATGATCTCAACTGTCTTTGAAGAAGAAGAAGCCCTTGGTATAGAAAAAACCACTGTAATTTTTAATTTAGAAATGCCATTTTGGTCTGTGGAGAGAATAGACGTCTCAAATGTATTCAGGCTCACGTAAGGCATGTACTTTTCAGTTGTTGCCTTCACAAGCATCATTGCCCGCTCATCATAATCTGACTGTGCCAGTCTTTCTGTGAGAAGCACCCTAAGGTTTGCTCCAAAATCATACAGCGGAAGTCTTTCACCATGATTGGTTAAAAGCATATTTCTAAAATTATCAATTATTTGATCTAAAGGAGCAGTTGACATCTCAACTGGTCCACCCACCTTACGTGAGTAAATGACAGGTGTAATAATACCGACAGGTTTGGGCTGAACAGTTTGAACTGAGCGCGGATTGTTTGTGACTTCTCCGACGCTTTTAAAGCTGATTGCTGCCATGTTAATATGTATGCGGCAGTTAAGAACCCAAGATCTTTGTAGATCTGATTGAGCTCATGGCAGCTTCAACATTTCCTACTGCTTGACCAATCGATGTATTTGAAGGTGTAATTGCAACTGTTGCTGCACCTGATGCTAATCCATCTACAATTCCGGCAATTGCTGTTAATCCTGCTTGCAATCCCCCAGCAATGTCCTCGATTCCTGAGATTACTTTTCGAAATTCATCATATCGAAGATAAGGCTGATCATCAGAGTCACCTGACAGCTTTATCTGTTTTGCAGGTGTAATCACAATATTACCATCATTCTTAATGATGATTGTTGATCGATTATCTTCTGGTCCTGCAATGATTTTTAGATCATTTTGTGCAAAAATCCTAACAGCGCCTGTTTTCAGTGAGATTGTAGGGATTGCGTCGCTACTTTCACCAGGAAGATTGTAATACTCATCTGCATTAAATTTTTGTGAAACTGTCAATCGAGATGAGTCATCAACACTAAGCTGTGCTGATTTTGCAGGCTTAACAACCTCGTAATACTTTTCTGAATTTTTAATATTTTCGGCTTGTGAAGTTCCTGAAATACCTGCGACAATATTGATCGTCGCAGAACCGCCTTCGCTCTCATTTGAGAGATTGATTAAAGTGCCATTTGATCCCTGGAGAGACAAATCTGTTGATTTGCACTTAACTGGAAGTGTCGGTTCACCAATGAATTCTTTTCTTGAAATTGCATTTTTTCTAACATCTTCAAGTGAAACGACAGACATCCTTGCATCATAAAAAGTGCTAGAAACCTTTTGCTTTCCTCCCGTGTCTTTTTCAAGAAGGGGAAAAAGTCTAGCTCGATCATCATGGGTGAAATTTAAGTCTTCTGCAGACGTATTTTGAACTTTTCTAGAAAGCCAGTAAGGAACTAGATGTGACTTTTGCTCAAAAGCCCACGCTCTTTCACCTGATTTTATGGGCATGCTGATGTGTGAAAGGGCGGGATAGTAGACCTTTTTTTGATTATTTCTTTCTCCATCAATTGGGATCCCAATAATAGTTCCATTGGGACAATTTTGAAGAAATTGTGAATTTATTAAATTAGAGTTTAATTTTATAATATCATCATTTGTGAGACTCTTGTAATCGGCAACATAATCAACAACAAGGATCTCATACAACATTTTTAATCATCCTCACTAATTTGATCAAATATTGAATTTGTATCAATGGGCTTATTGTCTTCTTTCATCAATAACTCAGCAAGCTTGATGAGCTGATCATTTGCACGTGACATTCTCTCAATGTATTTGACAACAACGGGTCCCATTATTGTATGATTAGCAGTATTCCCTTTTAGCTGCATAATCGTGTCTGTGTAAAGAATTGATGCGCTTTCTCTATCAGAAACTGCGTTCTTATAGATTTCTGACCAGAGAATACGCTTTTTATCATCAATTCCTTCAATCGAAGAGAGCATCTCATCAAATTGTTGAACTTTCTTCTCTTTTGTCTTGAGAATATCAAGTTGTGCGCTTACAACATCGACTTCTACAGGCTTTTTTGCCACGTGCGCTCCTTAAAAGATATCAAATTCACATTCTGTCATTGCTTCTCGATAGTGCTTTTTAATCGAGGACATCGCAGTTGATATTTGTTTTGTCGTAAGGTTGGTCATTTCACGAATATAGACAAAAACTGCACGTTTATTAAAGAAATCAATTTCATCTATATTTTGAAATAATTTTGTAATAGCTTCCATACAAATTCTTTCATGTTCTTGCTCGATTCTGTCATTAATCTCAAAGAACATCATATCAATTTGTTCAAGCTGATTTGCCTTCTTTCCTGCAGATCCGTAAAGCTCAAATGATGGTTCAATAACATCAACAACTTCAATCTCAGGAACTATTGCTTTATCATCAATATTAATATGCTTTTTTGAATGCTTTATTATCTGACGCATTCGTACAATAATCCAGTTCTTTGCTACAACATTAAAATATGAAAAAGCTTTAGAACCTCTATTCGCATCAAACTTATTCAATTTTTCATAAAGAAAACTGATGCAATCATTTTTAAAATCTTCAACAATCACATGTGCGTTAGCACCATGGATAAAGATAAGATTCTCAACTAACTTAGAAAAAGCAGGAAGAATATCTTCAGAATAAATCTTTTCTCTTTCTCCGGGATTAGTTTCTGTTTGAAACTTTACAATAGCATCATGAGTTCCCGAATGAAAATAGAGCTTCAGATCATTCTTCTTTGTTGATTTCTTTCTGGTCTTTTTCATTTTGATTAGAATTCCCAAAATTTGAGAGGCTACTAGCAATCTTTAGAATCAGTGCTTGACTCTCCCTAATCTCATGAATAACCTGTCGAACTTCGACAGAATCAAAAAACACGGGCTTCTCAAGAATCTTTCCAAAAATAGCATATCTCTGGTCAAGTTCATCGAGACTGTCCTCGATGACGTCTTGAATTCTCAGGATAATTATCCCAAATCTAACATTGAAATATACTGAAATTCCTAATAAAGCTGAAAGTACTAGAAAACAGGTAATTTCAAGAATCATCATTTCAGAATCTCTTGGAAGACGTGTTCGTAGATGCTAAGAATTTTTTCCTTTGAATAGAGAGCTTGACACTTTGGTTTTAGCTCATTTGCCCACTGCTTAGGCACTTCAGAAGACTCACGAAACTTTTTTATCTTCTTTTTAAAGTTTGTCTCGCTTGGCTGAGCCCAACGTGAACCCTTGACAAAGATTCTTCCATCAACCCTTTCATCAGCAATTGGAATAAGAGAATATTCAATCTTTCCCCACTTGCCAACATTTAGAAACTCGGTATGTGCTGACCAGTCGGTAGCAATCACAGGTAATCCTGATGCAGCAGCCTCAAGTAAAGGGAGTCCGTATCCCTCACCACGAGTTAGGCTTACTAACGCCTTAATCTTTGGATGACGATACAGAGAAGAAATCTCTTCATTTGTCATATTTCCATGAATCAAATAAACAGGCATATTACTTGATGCACGAACCTGCTTGATGACGTTCTGAAGTGTGACAGATGTTATCTGTTTGTCAATTGTTGTTCCTCGACCGCTATTGGTCTTAATAATAAGTCCAACATCTTTATCATTCTCAAATGTCTCACAAATCCACTTAATCGTATCAATGATGTTCTTTCTATCAACTGCTGAACTAGCAGCTGTCATCTGGCTGACGATTAAGAAATTAAAGGGAGTTCGAAGTTCAAGATCGATCTCTGATGTTGTGTCAGTGATTTCGGGCATGAACCACTCAGGGACCACATAGATTGGTGGATTAACTTTGCCCGTCTTTTCAAGAACACCCTTAGTAAATTTTGATGGAACAATGATTGCTGACATTTTATTACAGCCATCAATCCAGCTGGGATTACAGATATCAGTCTCAACTGCAGCTGTTACACCTACGTTGATCTTTGCAAGCTGATCTGACCACTCATCTGGAAGCTGAACTTGGAATGATACATCAAAACCTGATTGCAGGTCTGATGACTTTCTCATTATTTCACCAACTAATCCATTCTCACTTTCAGTATTAATCAGCCACGATGTATTCCCCCACTGAACAATTTGAGTGAAAATCTCGACATTGGGAATCTGCTTGACAGCCTCAAAAACTTGTCGACTATGTTGCCCATATCCTGAAATGCTCAGGAGGGGTGCTCTAACAACGACCTTCATCAAATCTCCTTCAGCGTGAATGTCTTGCGATTCTTCTTCCAATTAGTCACAAGATTAGAAGCTGTTGAATGCCAATCATCAATTGTTTTATCAAAGCTAAATTCTGTTCTTGCGTACTCAAAAACCTTCTTGCTGAGATTTTTTCGTTCGGTGTCAGACAAGGAATACATCTTCATGATTGCACGTGCTGTATTCTCGCAGGTGACAAAATCTTCATAGATGTAGGGAACACCTTGTGAACCGACAAGTGTTTTAAAGTCGATGTCAAGAGCTGCACCATTGTGCGATCCATCTCGATAATCAACCACCTGTCTAGTCAGACCACCTGTCTTTGCTGCGACAATGGGAACACCAGCATTCATTGCCTCAAGTGTGGCTAGACCAAAGCCTTCAGCAAAAGAGATATTGATGCAAAAATCGGAAACATTATACAAGATATTCATCTTGTCAAATCCGAGACGCTCTTTGGAAAATATGATATTTTCTTGAATTCCAAGATGCTCGGCAACCGCGTAAAGATTTGGCCCTTCCTGATCAAGGGGGTCGGTGTGCAGGATAAGGGTTGCTCGCTTGTGCCCTCGTGTCCTTTGAAGATCATCTAAGAATATCTTCCAAGACTCTAGAACATCACTTGGACGCTTCCGTCGTGCATTTCTATTAACCCAAATTCCCACAAAGTGATCTAGACGATTCTTGCCAAGAAGCTGGAGCTTATAGTTGCGCTTCTCTGAATCAGAAAGCGGATAAAAGAGATCCGCTGGAAGAGCGTGTGGAATGAAATTTGTCTTATCAGGGAAGCGATCTTTGAGCTGGGTGTATGTCGCATGTGAGTGACAGTTGATTAAGTCAGTAGCCTCATACATGGGCGCATTGAAAGCAGGATAAGGTTCATTATCCCAAACATGCCACCATGCGATAGGACACACCTGATGAATCTCATCTTCCATCTCAAAGAGCCAGACAAAAAATCTTGGGTCTGTAAAAATGAGAATGAGATCGGGCTTTTCAGTTGCCAAAGTGACCCTTAAAAGGTCTCTATTACCAAAACCATCAATTGGTTTAATGATAAAGTCTTCATTGACAACGATGGTCCTGTAATCAGAATGCTTGACTGCGGCGCCAAACTGTCTGAATGTCCATCCGCCTCGGTTGAGGAGGCCATTCACAAGGTGACGTGTTTGTGTTCCGACACCTGATGTCGAGAGAGCGTGGTCAGATAGGATGAGAACTTTCTTTTTCATTTTTTAATCACACATAAACATAAACTTTAAGTGGAAGAAGTAAATGCAGGATATTCTATAGATCCTGAACAATGCTCTGTTCCCTTAAAATCACAATATGTGCATGCCATCCTGTTTTTAAGAGATTTTCCAGAAGCGACTCCTTTGATCATTGAGTTCACAAGCTTATTGGCGTTTTCCAGCGTTTTTGGGCCCACCGATACTTCAACCAGCTCGCATGCTTTTCCTTTTTTAGCGCCCCTCTTGAGCAGAACAAAGCCACACTTTATTTCTTTTGGATCGATCTCAAATTTTTGACTGGTGAAATACTTGTACAATGCAAGCTGTGCCTGAACAAGGAAGTCTTGACGCTTGTCAAGTGACCACCCACGAGCGCTTGTCGTCTTCCAGTCAATAATCCAGAGTCTATCTTGATTCTTCTTATTCTTGGCACGAATCATTCCGTCGATAAAGCCCTTGAACTTTATATCGCTGCCTTCGATATTCTCGTAAAGAGCATGCTCTGCAGCAATGAATTCCCAGCTGGGGAATGTTTCATCAAGAAAAGTAGGAATTTCATCAATGATCTGCTTGGCTTCATTGATCCAAGAATCAGGCTTTTCAAAACCCTTTTGAGACCAGCAGGTTTTAATGTTATTTTCAAGACGTTCTAGATTGAATGTCTTTTTCTGGAGATATTCTTCACATTCAGCGTGAACATATGTTCCAAAGTCAATATTAGGACTTGGTTTAAACATGTCAATCTTGTCAACATAGACAAGTTTATGACGCCAAGCGCATTCTTTCCACGTCTTTACTTCGGAATATGAGACGTGGGGCTTTCCAGTAGGAAAAATCATTTAAACCTCGTAAGAATTATATGAGGTTATTAATAATTTTATTAGTTGACCCTATTTAAATTTAGGATAACTAAAAATTTACTTTAAAGTAATCAATTATTTTTGAATTAAAGAAAAAATCCATTTATAAGTTGTAGTCATTCCAGCCCTTAAAGGCTGTGATACTTTCCAACCAATTTTTTCTTCATAAAGTTTATTATCAGAATTCCTTCCTCGAACACCCGTGGGACCATCAATATGCTTTACATTGATTTTTTTGCCCTCTATGTCAGATATCATAGAAACAAATTGATTAATGCTGACCATCTCCTCAGATCCAATATTGACAGGACCAAGAAAATCTGAATTCATTAATCTCAATGTTGCCTCAACACACTCATCTACGTACAAGAAGCTTCGCGTCTGTTCGCCATCACCCCACACTTCAATCTCACCTCCGTCCTGAACAGCAGCAATCTTTCGGCAAAGTGCGGCAGGTGCTTTTTCCTTTCCATTGTTCCATGAGCCAAAAGGACCAAAGATATTGTGATATCTTGCGATTCTCACATCTAATCCATAGTTTCTGTTATAAGCGAGATAAAGTCTTTCACTAAAGAGTTTTTCCCATCCATATTCACTGTCAGGTGCAGCAGGATAAGCACTGTCTTCCGAACATTTTGGATTTTCCGGATCTTCCTGATTATAGGCGGGATACATGCAAGCCGATGATGAATAAAAAATCTTGGGCTTATTTTTAAACTTAATAGCCGTGTCAGCAACATTCAGATTAATTGTTGCTGAGTTATGCATTACATTGGCATCATTTTCGCCCGTAAAAATATAGCCTGCCCCTCCCATATCGGCAGCCAACTGATAGACCTCTTGAAAACCTTCATCCCATGAATCGCTTGTCTTCATGACAGTCTGAACGACGGTAGGATTTCGAAGATCACCGATGACAAAATCATCTGCTATCTCACGAATGTTAGTAAATTCATGCTCCTTAATATCAACGCCGCGAACCCAATACCCAAGCTCCTTAAGACGTTTGACTAAATGGCCACCGATAAATCCGCCAGCCCCACATACTAATGCTTTCTTCATATCACTCATTTCCTTTTGTGAAAAGAAAATTTTCCCCATCAAAAATCTTTTTAACTTGATAGTTTATTGATTTCATGAATTCTACAGCATGTTTAGGCTCATAGCCTCTTTTCGACAGAGCATGATTTAACTCTACCATTACAATAGGATCATGTTTAATTAGAACTTCTTTGCAACCTTGCAAGACTTCAAAATCATATGAATCAACGTCGATTTTAATCAAATCTGGCTTGATTTCATTATTCTTTGAAAAAGAATCAATTGTCATAAATTCAAATTCTTTTGTTTCTATCACATTTTGTGACCAAATTTTATAAATTGTATCTGTGTAAATTCCATCTTTATTTGACAAAGCAACATTATGAACAAAAACATTTTTACAATTATTATAAATTAAATTTTCATTTAATAAATTGACAGTGTCAGTTGGTTCAAAAGCATAAACAACACCACTTGCAGCAAGTTTACTAAATAACACAGTATACATGCCAATTTGAGCACCAGCATCAATTATTTTAAAATGAGGCTTTATGACATCAATAAAATATTGTTTTGTATCTGATTCGGCCGACATATACCAACTTGCATCTTTGCTATAGTAATTTGGAAAAGAGTATGAAACACCTTTTCCATATGATACATTCAGCATTAAACGGTCCTTTTCATCTGGGGGACAAAAACACCAACTCCTGCACCAATTTCACTTTCTTCTACGCAATAGTGTCTATAATCATTTCCATAAATCAAATCCATAGAGGGCTTCACGTAGAGAAAATCTAGATTTTGATTTCTATACCTGTCAAATCCAAATTTTGGTGCGCCATGTTCATCTGGAACATAAAAATCATGAACGAGTATTACTGGTTTTAATCTTTTTTCTTTTATAATTCTAAGTTCATCTAAAATAGGCCAATATTCTCCCCAGTGTGCATCGAGAAAGAATAAGATATTAGTCTCATCCACAGGAATAATTTTTTCAATTACTTCTTGTGATGATCCTAAATAAAAATCTATATTAGAATGATGGTTATTAAAATTCTTGGCAATATTGTGTAAATTTGAATCTATTTCTATCGTGATTATCTTTTTACCAGTTTTAGCTAAAACATTTGTTGACCATCCCTTATAGGTTCCAGTTTCAACAATAGTTTTTATATCATATCCAGTAATTAGACGATCTAATTCGGATTGCAAATATTTGTCTTCAAATGCACCTTTTATCATTACATGTCTCCCGATAAATTATTGTAATCCTTTGGGATGTCAATAATCTTATTAATAAATCTTAGGTTGTCACTGTATCGACTATAAAATTCAAAACCATTTTCTGTCATATATTCCATAATTTCTTTATGATTAGCAGCAGAATGATAATAAACTGTAGAATCATCTTCAATATCAAGATAACAAATATTTTTAAGGTGATTTCTTAAACTCTTGACAATATCTAAGTCTTTTCCTTGTGCATCAATTTTTATCAATTCAATTATATCATACTTTATCTGATTTAACATTAGATATAAAGGAAAGGTTTCTACTTTTATTACCTTATCAATTGCACAACCTTTAATGTTGTGAATTTTTGGTTCTAATAAACTTGAACAACCTACATTTCCACTTAATAGATAAAATGATTTTTCAACGATAGAATCTACATTGTCACATGCACCAATTACATGATAGTAATTGTCTCCTTGAGGATGACTTTCAAATTCATCCTTAATATTCCAAAAACGACCTTGCCAACTATTAGGCTGATCATAACAGCCAGGATTAGGTTCTATTCCAATAACGTATCTATCATTAAAATGATTAAACCAGTGTCTAGTGACAGGTGCACTGATAGAAGTTCCGATGTCAAATCTTATTTTCTTTCCTTCCTGGATCTTCTGATTAACTATTTCATAAGAAAAATCACTAAATGATGAAACATTCATACATAAGGTCCTTTATGAATTCCACCAAAACCAATAAATTCTCTAATATCATGAACATTTCTATCATAGATCATATGGGTCGGAATTGATTTTAGTAAAGAATAATAATCAGTATCAAGCAGTTCTGGGTAGACGTACCAATCTTCGGCTGCTGAAGTTATTACAATTTCATAACCCTGTCTTAAAAGAACATTTCTTTGTGCATCCTTATAGACATCTCCAAATCTATAGGCATCATGTTCAATTGTTATACATCGATACTTGCGAGTTTCTAGATTTATACGCTCAATAACATGTTGTGTTGGATAACCATCAACGTCAATATTTAGATAATCAACAATCGAAGGCATTTCTTCTATTTTTGAATTAACTGAATCCCATTGATCGACGACGTTGAAGCAGTGAGTTTGAATACCAGGATATTTTTGCCAAGCAACTGTAATATTCGGATTTAAATCGAATCCAAGACCTTTCCATCCGCTATTCAGGAGAAGTAAAACATTTGAACAATGATTTGGAACAGAGCATCCAATATCAATGAAATTTCCATTAGACTTTAAACCGGCGACTAACAGAGCAAAAACATCTTGATAGTTTTGAGAAGTTGATTCTATATCTAGTGTTTTATTCTTGAGTTCTTCTCTGTTCATATGATCTTTCCAGTAGGTGATATTAAATTCACATTTTGTCTATAAGTCTCATGATAAAAATTAAATTTCTTGTATGTGCACTTGTCTCGATAGAGACTTGCAACATAGCTTAAACTACTATTTGCCATAACAAAAATATCGCTTTTAATCATTGAATAAAGTGATATTAGAGGATATTCTTCGATGTGTAAATTGACATTTTTGAAATCATTCAGAAATTTAAAATCACTTTCATGGCCTTGAGAAAATATGTGAATTCTTGGTTGCCTATCAGCGTATAGACTTGTCAAATCATTGATTAAATTAATATAATATTGAGACTTTGAAACGTCATACAAGTCTCTGACTGAGGCAGGATCACAATCAGTTTGCGTGTATTTTCTAATATGAACGGCAATATTAAAATCACTTTCTTTATTTAACTCATCAGTCAAATTTGGATTGATGTATTTTTGAAGATCTTTGATCCACCTATTTTTTTCAATTTCTATAATATTTCCTTGGCCATACTGCATTAAAATATGAGGAGTTAGCTCTATAAGGACAGTTCTATTAGACTTAATTAATTGAAAAAGATTTTGATCTATAGAATGAAAAGTTATTTTTTCAATATCATCAGGTAGTTTATTCTGACTTGATGGTATATTAAAAAAATTATTGACATCATCAATGAATTTATTCTGTTCTATACCATAATATTGCCAATGATTTAGATTTTTAAATCCGGAAAATGTATATTCAACATTTAAATGTCTTGCTAGGCAATAGCAAAACAATTGATATTGCACCATAGCACCGATACCCTCAGTGCTGTTACCGTCTGAATTTGTAGATAAATAAATCATTTTAATTTATAGAAGGGTATTGACTCTATCTTGTGTTTATTTCTATTTCTAAATCCAAGGAATATATCAATTACAACTTTTTCCCTATCACTTAGGTCATAAGATTTCTTAGAATCGACATAATCCATTGCCCATTCAAGCTCTTCATATGAAGCACCTATCTGGATTTCATCAGTTCGGCTATCATCCCACAAACCGTCTGTGGGAGGTGCATTTATGATTTCAATAGGGATATCCAGCAAACGGGCACATTCTCTGACGTCTGTCTTGGTCAAATCTGCGATCGGAGAGAGATCAACACCACCATCACCATACTTGGTAAAAAATCCAACTCCGTAATCTTCAATTTTATTTCCTGTACCAACGACAAGACCCTTTAAAGAAGTTGCATAATGATACAATAAAACCATTCTCAATCTAGATTTCGTGTTAGCACATGCTAGATCATTTTTAGCGATGTCTTTAATTGATTTGACAAAATCATCATAAACACTAGAAAGATCGACGTTGTGAACAATAACATTGTCATATCTAGTAGCCAGCCAATCACATTGAAGCTTTGATAAAGAAGTATTTTTTTCCGATGATTTTATTGGAATATTAAAGACATGTGTAGTGATGCCTGTTGACGCACATAAAGTTGAAACAAGTGCAGAGTCGATTCCACCTGAGACGCCTACTATGAAATTTTCTAATCCGCAATTCTTGCTATAGTCAAGAAGCCAATTAGATATATTTTTTGATACTAAATTATAGTTAGTTTCTTTCTTCATACGTAAAAAGTTCTCCATATTCATTCTTTAGTTCTTCAATTACAGATGATCTTTCTTTTATTGTCACTTTAACGCCATTTTGTGCCAACAAAACAGCGAATTTAAGCTGTTGTGATTCAATCAATAGAGCCGATTCAGGCTTATAGGTAATAGATTCAAAAATCACATCTTCATTTGATTGATTGGACTTTAAAAAACTTTCAACTTGATACATCAAATGAAGATTGTTTGATTCATCAGTTGCTTGACTAATTTTTGCTGGGAGATTGATGTCTTCTGCATAGATGGCTAAGGCTCTATTGTCTCTTGGAAAACAGGGGCCACCATATCCATAACCATAACGCAAATATTTTCCACCGATTCTGCTATCTGATCCAATTGCTGATAAAACAACATTAGGACGACCACCAGACTTGTGGACAATATCGCCAATCATGTTGGTGTATGCTATTTTTGTAGTTAAAAAACAGTTTAAAGAGAGCTTTGTTATTTCAGCTTCAAGGGGTGTCATTCTGCATATCCTTGGCTGATTTTGTGTATGCTTATTATAAATTTCTTCAATCATCTGACCAACGGTGGGATCTGATTCTCCAATAAGAATCATGTCAGGATATGCTTGATCTCTTAAAATTGTTCCTTGAGCAATAAATTCTGGATTATAACTGACCGTGTAGTTTAGAGAATTTAGGCGGTCTTTAATCGAATCGCAATACCCAGGCATCGTAGTACAACAAACAATAAAATTCTTTTGACTAGTTGACTTGTCAATTTTTTCAATCTTTTCAATAAGACTATCTACTTGGGAATGATCATACCTCCCATTAGAAAGAGAGGGCGTCGCAACAATGACAAAAAGAATGTCAGAAAAATCAATGACTTCTTTTAAATCCGTTGACGCCCTAAAATTTTTAGAATTCTTCAGATAAGTCTCAACATCAGGTTCGGAACTTTTTAGAGACTTATTATTGATTTTTTCAATATAGCTTGGACTTAAATCAAGCCCTAAGACATGATAACCTGCCTTTTCAAGTGTAAGTGAAAAGCAAAGTCCTAACTTTCCAATACCGATTACAGATATGTTTTTCATATCGTCATTCCTACGATAGTTTCGCCGTAATAAGCATGTGCCATCCTAAACGCTTTTCAAGAGCCTTAAACATGTCATCAGGCATATTATCAAACCAAGGAACCTTAATATATTCACCGCTGCGATAAGGTTCAATTTGATATGGGAATATATGATCTTGTTTCATGTCTAAGATTTTAAATCCTTCAAACAAGTCAACTATTTCTGCTTCTGAATATGTGAAAGCAATTGGGCAACCAAATTGTGCTTCTGGTTGATCAAATCCACTTTCAATCATTATATCCTTCCATGAATTTTTTGAATATACCATTACTTTAAGTAATGAATTTTCATTCATGAATGAACGAGCACTTTCTAGGATCTTCTTAGGATTTGGACTGTGATGAATTACACCAAAAGAATAAATTAGATCATATGTTCTTTTTGGTAAAAATGTCTCTAATTGTTCAGCATTACCTAGATAGAAAGAACCTGTTTGATTATAAACATCAAATCTTTTCTTTGCCAAATTCAAAGAATCATCAGATAGTTCGACGCCTGTGTAGTCTGCGCCATTACGTGCAAAATTGATTGCCACTGTGCCAATACCACAACCAATTTCTAAAACAGACTTTCCTTTCCATGATGAAAAATCAGAAAATGGAACAATGTGAGGCTCAACAAAGAATTTCTTTTTTTCAACTTCTTCAAAGTATTCAAGGCTTCCCTTTTCCTTTGAAGAATGTCGAACATTGCAAGGTCGTGAATTCCAAAAATTTCTCACATCATCGATGTTTTTCATAATATTTTCCATCCTTTAGGAAAGAATCCGTCTCTGTTAGGATTATTATACTGCTCATCCATGTGATAGTCTTGAGGTGCTATGACAATTTTATTAGGATTTGGATTTGTATAAGCAGCCCACCACGAATAAGTCGAATAATAAGAAATAATTGAATGATCACAATTTTGCATTAAAGCAAAATCTTTAATTGCATTTTTTGTATTTGAAA